GGAAGATGACACTTGTTGGAAACAAACTATATCTTGCTAGTTCTCAAGGCACAGGCGCATATTCAGCAGTAGACGGTGGTCTTTCTGAATATGAGATAGACGGTATAACTTCACCTAGTGCAAATATCTCAACACTAAAATCAAATGAAATAAAAGTTTCAAACAGCCTTTATGTTGGAAAAAAACTAGATGTTGGTAATTCCATAAATGTAGGTAGTGGTGGACTCTATATTGACGAGGGCGTAGGGCTTGCAGTCGATGGACCCGCTAAGATCTTAGGTAATCTAGAAGTGAATGGAGAAATAACAAAAATAGCAAATGCAATTGCGTTTAGTAAAACACAAATTTATATCAATGCATTTCAGGATGATAGTTTATTTTCAGGCTCACCGTTTAGTCCTGTTCTTTACCCTTATTATGAATTACCAGGTTTTAATTCATCATATTTAGAAATTTATATAGGTTGGAGCGGAGACACACTAACTGGAAATCTAGGTACGTTACGTATACCTGACGACATCTCAATAATATTACCTAAGATCTCTACAGAATTTTACGAAGGACAGAGACTTACTGTTCGTATAATTGCTTTACCGTGTAGAGCATATAAATCATCAACTCAATACAATTGGCCAACAGCTGCTGGCGCAACTGCAGGTACAATACAATTATGTTCAGCGCTAGACGGTGATGTTGGTGGTCCTGCTCCTTACCAAAAGGAAATCATTAATTTCACAATCTCTAATCCAACTCTTAGTGTAGGTCAAGTTCACGGATAAGAAGCACTAATAGAATTAGTTTATACAAAAGCAGTAATAGTTGCAAGACAACAGACTGGCACAAGTACGTACGTCGATTACACATATAGCGATTATTGGAGAGTAATAAGTTCAAGTGTCTTACCTTTAACTGTTGATAATACTTAAATCCATTGATTTAAGTTGAATGGCATGACTCGGTCAGCTACCAACAATTCCTGTAACTCAGATATCAAATTAGGATCAAGATTAGAGTCTTTAGAGATAGCTGCATTTAACACAAGTAAATCTTTTATAACAGTTGCAGTTGCAGTCTCCTCCTTATTATGAAGTATTGCAAAAAGTACGTTCTCCTTCTCTCGCATTCCGCTAAGTGAACTTATATTTTGCTTAATTATCTCTTCCCTTAGCGTAGCATTATCTGCGAATACTAATCTCAATGATTTTAATCTCCTAAAAGAAAAACCAAAATCCTTCTTCTTATCAAACGTTAGTTTCCAAATCACATAACGATTAGTATTTATGCAATTCGTTATTATGAATATCTCTTTCTGTTGATGCAGCTTAGGATTGACAAAGAAGATCTCTGAGTTATCTAGAAAGTAGTTTTGAGCTTCCATATAGTCGATCAGTAGGCTTAAAAAAACAAAATTAGCATTCCTAAATATCTCTATAGTTTCTGAGGAATTATCTTCATATATCTTCTTTAGGTCTTCTCTTATCTTCTTAATTCTATCCTCCTTCCAGACAGGATTCATCTTAAAGTCAAAAAGATTTCCTTCAACTGCTAATGTGTTTAGGTTTAAGCTGTGAAATAGGACCTCATAGAAATAGGAAAGATCCCCTTCTTCAAGGTCTTTTTTGTATTTTTGAGCAGCAGCGAGAAGTACATAACTAAAGTATTCAGAGTCCATAAATCTTGCTTTAATTAACCACAACGAATCTAATATTTCCTTTCTTCTAGTCATAATATATTGTTATTTATTTGTACTAATAATAAGTTATCAGTTTACCCCATCTTTCTAAAATAAATAAAATAAAGCAAATCTGGTGCAGACTACTGTAAAACTATTAATCGATTCTCAGAATAACTCTTTGACCTTTAGTAAGAACTTTAGGATCTTCTCTACTGATGAGCCTATCACAGGAATCATTGAATTTACTGAGTTTATCGAGGACCTGATATATGGTTCACCTAACATAATTGACCTAGCTAATCTAATTAGAAAAATACGATATTCTAGGAATAAGCTTGACTGGTCACTCTGGTATACAGTTGCTCCTGGAAATATTGGAGACTCCGCTAATATGATATTAGATTCAGCAGATCCTTTCTATTTTCAAGTAAGATACGAATACGATGATGGTACCACCAACCAGCTACCTGATCTTATTCAAGTAAACGAAATAAAACTTAGGTTTAAATCTTCTCCTGGATCAATAGATGTTTTTGCACCTAAAGTAAGGTGCTCAAATGAAACCTATTCTTCGATAATTGCCAATCGCGATCCTAGTTTTAGACCATATGAGGTAGACAGTGCAATTAGCATGTTTAAAGATCTATCCTTCTTTACTAATCAGATATATGGTCACCAGGTAGTCTATTTTAGAACACTGCCTGAGTCAGATAGTGGTGACTATGTATTTAAAGAGTGGACTCTATATAAAAATGTAGATCGCAAGTGCATTAAAGTACTTGTACCGGGTAATACTTTCCCAGAAAACACTCCAAAATATACTGAGTTTGGTATGGACTTTCAATTACCTTTTGAAATACACCTAGACCATAAGTATTTTCAATCTATTTTTGGATCCTGTTCAGAACCTAGGAAAAGAGACTTTTTGTATTTTCCACTAATCAATAGAATGTATGAAATCCAAGGATCATACTTAAGTCGTGGGTTTATGATGGAACCAGTCTTTTGGAAAGTTCAACTTAAAAAGTTCAGTCAAAATATCGATATGCTTCTTACTGACACAAGTAGAAGCTTCCTAGATAACGTAATCGTAAATGCTGACCAAATATTTAGTGATGAAGTAGAAAAAGATATTAAAGACAGCACTATGCCAGCTCAATATCAAAAAATAACAACAACTTTTGATTCTTCAAGAAAAGCAATACATCCAGACGTGATACAGAGACCTTTGAAATATACCTTTAATTTTGCACCACTCATTGAAAATTATTATGACTTAGGCGGGGTTCCAGCAAACGAGATAACTGCTGAATTGTTAGCAACTTCACCTTTACTTTCTACTACTCAATCGCTAGAACAGCTGCCTAATTTAGACAGCTCTTCTCTTCCTTCAACCGCTGTTATAATTGCCTATGAAGGCAGCCCTATCTACACTACTTGGAGAAACAATGGATTACTAACAAACGACAAAAACGTTAAAGCTTCTAGTTTTAGATACTGTCGAGTTAGGGGACCGTTTGATAGTATTTCAAACCACCAAGGAGAATCTGAAACTGGTAGATTTATCAGGATTGAGGCTTATCGAGACCTTAGTTTTAAAGATCCTAAAGATATTCTAACTGATACTGTATCGGGCAAGACCATTGTAAAATTTAAAGTAAGGGAGCCAGCTGTCGTCTATTCTGCTACTCCTAAGTTTAACAATACGACTGATAGAAACTTAAGTTTTACCTGCCTATTCAATGTGCCATCGAGCGGTGGACCTATTAATTTTATCGATGGCTTCGATAGCGACAGTCAGTCTGGGATACAGATCACTGGTAACTTTACTAGATATATTAGTGCTGAGCCTGAAGGAGTATTGACGCTTAGTATAAAAGCCAATGCGCAAGTAAAAAACTATTCTATTGCTAATTTTACAAGCAGTCAATGGCATGCAATAGTAGTCTCTATCTCTAATGAGTTTCTACAATGCGGAACCTATGTCTATAAAATAGTAGAGGATCCTAGTGACATCATAAATCATAGCGAATTTGTACCTATATTACAGGGCACCTCTTCTTTTTCTTTGACCCAGTTTGAAATAGACCAAAACTATATTCTACCTAACTCTAACTTGCTAATAACTAATATCAGAGTCTTCAACACAATGTTAAAAGAAGAAGAGCACGATTTCATATTAAGCCAACAGTTCCTTAGGGATGAATCTATGCTTGTTTTAATCGACAACTGTCGAGTACAGACTAATTTACCATATATCGTCAAAAATAGATAACTAAGAATAATGAAAAGATCAAACAACGAAAACATACGAAACAACAACTCACAAGACGTCTTTTTAAGAAACGCTACGCTATCTCTATTGGATCTACTCAATAAGGAAATCATAATATATTTAAAAAGAGGAGATGAAGTTGAGGAACACGCTATTCCAATTTTTTACAACTTTGGAGGAGACGAAGGATTTATGAAAGACTTCTTCTTAGAGTTGCCGACTGACTGCTCTTATCCAAACTTTGCAGAGGGCAACTACGAACAGATGCCACGTGGAATAATAACACTAGATTCTTTTCAAATAAAAACAGCTGATCTTACTAACAAGTTTGTTAGGGGTAGCTTTAATCAGGAAACTCGCAATGAAAACAATCAAAAAGAGACTAAAGCGTATTCAGCAAGGTTATTTGTTCTTCCAATGAGTTTAACATACTCAATGAAGATAGAGAGTGATAATATCAATAAAACATTTAAGATAATTGAAAGGATCTTTGATTTTTACTATAAGAATCAGGTAAGAT